CCTCTTCAGCTCCAACCTGAGCTAAGAAACCTGAAATTGTTCTTTTACCATAAACCTCAGCTTCTTTCTCTATAAGGTCTGGTAAGTATTGTTGTGCCCATCCTTCTGTTGCTGCAGATGTAAAATCTACATAGTTTTGAGCCAACGTGTGTTTTCTTGGAGCAGCATCTATACCACTCGCACTTGAAATTGCCATAATTTTAAATTTTTAAATGTTATTTATTTTTGTTTTTAATTTTAAAATCAGAAGAGTTTTGCCCTAGCACTTTAAACCTCATGCCACCTGCTTCTATTTTTCCATGACTTTGTCTTGGGTCCATATTAACATTTTTGGCTTTAGCAACGCTATTTTTCATAGCATCAGCTTTTCCTTGTTCATAAAAGTGTTTAGCAACAGCATCTGCGTTCATTGCTGTGTATAGAGATTTATGATAACCCTTAGCATCTGTTAAAGCAGAGTTTTTATCCAAAAACTTTTTGGTAAAATTGCTTATATCGCTCTGAGTGTTTTTAACCTCTTCAGCATTGTTTACATTAAACCTGTATTTTTTATCACCGACGTTATATTCAAAACCTTTGAACTTGTCGTTGAAAACTTGTTCAGTTTTCTGTGTAAAAATGTCAGAGTTCTTTTTAACTGTTTTTTGAGTTGCTTCTGACTCCTTATTGTATCTATTAAAGAAATCAACCGCTTTCTGCTGCTCATTAGTGAGCTTGCTTCCAGCTTTAATTTCTTCATAGTATTTAGACTTTTGCCCGTCTAAGTGGCTTTTAGCGTTGGCAACTTGCTCTTTTAACGCTAATTTTTTTCTCCGTATATCTCTATCTTCATCGACTTCTTCGTCGTAAGAGAATTGATCTTCCATAAGGAAGTTAATTTCTTCGTTGTTTAAATGAGGTTTTGTTTGCTTGTAATATTCGTACAATAGATTTTGATCATCTAATTTTGAATAGTCTTGGTTAAGCTTTACGTAATCACTTAAATCTCCACCAGTCTCTTCCATAAAGTCCATTAACTTTTGGATGTTTTCTGGTAATGGTTTTCCAGTAGCTTCAGCTTCAGCCACAGCTTCTTCTATTTGCTCTTCTGCTTCAGCAACCTTTTCTTCAGTAGAATCTTCAGTGATTTCTTCTAATACTGGAGTTTCTTGTGTTTCTGTTTCCGGTTGTACTTCTTCTTGTTCTTCTGTGGGTTCGGCATTTTCAGACTCTGCAACCACTCCGCTGTCGTCAGTTGAACTTGCTTCAACTTCTGTATTTTCTTTTGGTTCTTCATTTTCTTCTGGTGTTGGTGGTTTACTTAAATCTACCTTTATAACGCTATCGTCACCTGCAGATTCAAATTTACTTTCATCAACTTGTTCAGTTGTTTCTTGTGTAGTCTCTTCGACTACTTGTTCATCTTTTTCTTCCATAATATAATATAATAATAATTAATAAATTCTAACTAGGGTCAAACGAACCTAAATCAAATCCTCCACCTAGTATATCATTACCTGCGGACTCAAAGTTTTTAGGTGGTTTACCACTATTTCTTTGCTCAATCATTTCTGATTGTTGTGTAGCTTGTATCTTTGTTCTTTCGTCTTTACGATCTTCTTTTTGTTTTTCTCTTTCTTTCATTCCATCAACCTCAATTCCTTTTAGTTGCATACTGTACTGAAACTCTAGAGCCATTAACTCTTTTTTATGCTGAACTTCTTGCATCATTTTTTGAGCATCCATTTGAGCCTCCATTTGCATTAACTCAGCTTTGCTAGCGTTTAGCGCTTGGTTTTTTTGTATGTCAGCTTGTGCAGCTGCTTGGCTAGACTGTTGGTTTAATTGAGCCTGCTGTTGCATGTTTTGTTGTTGAATAGCTTGGTCTTTGTCTTGCTTTTTCTTTCTACGTATTTTAAGTAGTTGATTAGCTAGTTTTATATTACGTATTTCTCTAAGATCAATAGCATCTTCTAACTCTATGCTTTGCTGTTGTAAAGCCATTTGAATATTGTTCTCTAAAATAGCTTGCTCTTCTTCGTCTGGTTTTAATTCTAAAAATATTCCAAAATCATAAAGGTGTAGTTCTGACATTTCTTTTAATGTAGCTACGTTATGAACTCCTATAGCTTGAATAAACGCGTCTTTAGTTGGAGAATATTCTATAATATCAGATATTCTTAGCGAAAGACACTCTGCTGTTTCAGCTGTTAAAAACAAACCAGCTTGCAATATATGTCTTGTTGCTGTATTAGAATTTGCTGCCGCTAGTTTTTGAACACCTACTAAAGCGTTTTTATCTGGCGTACTACCGTCTCTAGCTTCGTTAAGTCCGGTTACGTCTCTTATCATTTGTAAATAATAATTATACGTACCAATTAGCGCTTGCATTTTATTTCCACCAGATCCAGATGTAATTTCTTGAATAGGTACTTTACCTGGATTCATATCTCCGTCAGCTGTAAAACTTCTACCGATAACAGATCCTGTTTGGAAGAACATGTTTAAAGCTTCTTGTGGGTTATAGTTAGTTCCATTACCTAAATCAATTTCAGCTAAACCATCAGCGTCTAAGTAAACTCCATCTGGTGTCATTCTAGACATTACTTGTTGTAGTTTCAAATGTGTAAGCTGTATCATATCAGCAAAACCAGTAATACGTTTTACTAGTGAATCTATCTTACCATTATACATGCGTGGAGCAACAATAGCATAACTCATTTTAACCTTAGTAAAATCACTTTTTGGACGCATCATGTTTTTAGACATTTCCCATCTAAGTAATTTATCAGTACCAAGAATCATAGCACCATCATATAAGCACTCTATAGATCTTTGCATTTTACTAAAACCACCCTCCATGTTTTCTGGCGGGTTAAACGAATCATCTTTAGGTATAATTTTATCAGCACCAGTTCCAGTTTCTTTTATTTTATAAACCTCGTTCATATAAGTTTTATAGTTAAAATATAAAACTTGAATAGTGTTATTGTCTTCTTTATCGTAGTTGTGTATTGAATTATAATTAGATCTATTATAAGATTTATTCTTCATTATATCTTCAAGATCACTTTCTGATAAATGTGGAAACTCTTTAGCCAGTTCGTTTACCGGTATGGTTTTTACTTCGCCAACATAATATATATCTTCAAAATATGGAGAATCAGTATATGAATAAACTAAATTAGCAGGATCAACGTAATCAATAGTAACACCTTCAGAAGTATTAAATGATGTTTTAACAGCTCCAATACCAAGTACTGTTAAGTCATAATAAAATCTCTTTTTTGTTAACTCATAATTATTACCTTCAAACAAAACACTTAAAGCTTGTTCTTCTGCTAACTCTACAGCTTGCTTGTATGAAAGCTGCATATGTATTCCTAGTTCTTCTTCTGATTCTGGTAATGTTTTTTGATCAGTCTCGTATAGATTTATATTAAAGTTTTCCATTGCTGCTTGGTTAAACTCTTTAGTCTGCATGTCTCTTATTATAGACTCCATGTACTCAGTTCTTTTTTCAACACCATTTGGTGATTGTGAAAAAGCTTTTATGTCATAAGTTCGTTCGGCTATACCGTTTACAACTATATCTACAAATTTAGAAATAATAGGAACAGGTGTCCAGTCTAAATTTAAATAGGACAAATCGCCATTAATTGACAACTCATCCTTATATTTTTGTATAGACTGTTCGCCTCGCGCGTATAATCTTAAATTATGAAAATTATTATGATTAGATCTATATCTATTCATGTTTCTATCATCGTTGAACCACTCTTGTTCTATTGCTTTACCCACTTTTAAACCGTAATCATAACTTAGCTTTTCAGCATCGCTTACGGTTTGACTTGGAAAATAACTTTTAATGCCAGACTCTGCCATATTTATTATTTGATTATTTGTGAATTATTACCAGTATTACTATACTTGGAAATGTTTATATTTAGTTTAGGTTTTTCAACCTTTGCGTTCGGCGCGTATAAATGTCTATTGTTTGCCATAATAGCTAAACCAGAACTTATAGACGCATCAAACTTTGTTCTTTTATTTATATCGAATTTACTCCAATCATTTAACAAAGCGTTAAAGTAAAGATCTCCAAATGTTCCATCTTGCTTCATACCAACATGATCTTGTATGTACATCTCAATTGCAGCAGCATGAGCTTGTTTTATATCTTCGCTAGAGTTTGGTATACCACCTACTTCTTTTTCCGCTACAGATAGTTTGTTCCATATTTTATCAGGTCTATTCATACTAAAACCCCTGTATCCTCTTCTTCTTAAATAGTACAATAATCTAGGTTTATTGTTCTCTGCAAGTATTGGCATACCATAAAACACTAGTGCCATTAGAACGTCTTCAAAGAATATTTCAGCTGTAGGTGGTCTTGATAAGTATTCTAAAAAAAAGCTATTCGCAGGAGCGTCCTCCATACTAAACCTGGTTAAGCCGTGTAATGCTCCTTTAGAACCTTCTCCATCTACAGTCCCTGATATATCATAAGAGTCACAACCAAATGCTCCCATGTGTTCATTACCAGGATATTTTACAC